ACTATTATGCTCTCTACGCCCATTACAACCCTTTGACCCTTTTGGACTTTGAAATTGCATCGACAATTTTGTCAATGCGCTGCTCAAGAGCATTAATCCTTTTGCCTATCCCGTTTGTAATACGAAGTAGTTTTATTATCATCTCTTCGCTGCTAATCTTTTTTGTTCCTGAACACTTTTGGGGTTCTGTTTTTTCCTTTGCCATTATTTTCTCCTTTTATTTTTCAGTTTCAAAAGGCAAGTCCTGAAGTCTCTCAATCAAAGCATCAAGAGATATATGATAATGAACTCCACCACTGTCTTCTATGCACCCAAACAAACCACATCTGTTCAGAATAGTTGTAACAAAATTCGCAACTGGAATATCGGCCTCAGTCAGTAAGCCACTTAACAATTTACTCCTCACCACCATATCAAGCAAAACCTTTCTGCCTTCCGCCGAAGCAATAAGAGTCGCTCTATAACTATCCCGTATTTTGTCTTTTTGGTTCATCTCTTTTTATGCGTTCCCTTGATTGTGCCCTTTTTTTGAGAGGCGTAAAAAACCCGTGTCCCTTTCTTCTTCCCATAAGTTTTTTGCATTGCCCGCCTGATTTTTCTGCCTTTTTTCGTAAGGGGACTCATTCTATGCCCCTAACCCAACAAAACCTAAATCAGGGTGCATTTTCTTATGGCACTTTTTACACAATGTTACACCGTATTTCTTTCCATTCACTATCAGACCTCAACCTATTGTGAATAGGGACAGAATATCTTGGTGTCGAATATTTTTTCATAGGTATACTATACACCAACTTTTTCTAAAATAGAATCTTTTTCTACTGATTTTCCTAAATTTGGCGCAACTTTTGCCGCTTCGAGCAAATCCTGTTTTTGTTGTGCAGCAGCGGCATCAGCGGCACGCTGCTCACGTATCCTTTTGCGCTCCTCTCTCGAATTTATTGCTTTCTGTGGGAAAGCGCCTGCCTCTACAATCATTTCCGACAATTCATCTTTATTTACCACATCCATAATTTCAGGGCCGAGAACAGCGGCGGCAGGGGCTAATTCGTTGAGCGTGTTCTGTATCGGCTGCATTCTAAATAATCTTCTTTGCGCTTGAGCCAGCGGGCCGGTAAGGTTTATATTTATCCGACCACCTTCATAAAACTCATCGGGCAGATTATAATCGTCGGGGTTCGGCAACCGGCCAGCTCTGTCCTCTATATCGGAGACTATATCAAAGTGTTTTTTAATCCCTTCGTTATATAATCTATCGACTTGCGGCCCCAAAAGAACGGCTACTTCCGATTTCATCGCTATAATTTCCTCGGCTGTTTTTCTTTGTTTTCCTGCACTCATACGAGTAAGCATTTGAAAGTAGTTGACCCTATATTTGTCCTCAAGCAAATCACGCAATCTGTTCTGTTGCTCTACGCCAATCGGGTAGTTTATACCAGTCAGGATAGGCGTTATTACTCTTTTAGGGTCTTGATAATAATTGTAGCCGTGTGGAGTTATTCTCACCTGACCACGTTGCTCCTCTGGAATATTCAAGGATGGGTCAACTGATTTCTGGGCGGCCTCCATCATTGTCTTGCCGAACTGTTGAAGCCCGAAGATTTCAATAATAGCATCTGCCGCAGGAGAATAGCCGTAAATCTCATCAGAGTTCTTCCTGAACCGCCATACGGCATAAGGGTCAATTCTATAACCTGAATCTCTTAAAAGGTGGCCGATACCTTCAAGCCCACTCGATTTTGATTCAATATAAACGCTTCTGGTTGGCTTGCCTCTGTTTGTCATCTTCCCAAAAACCATCTCATCATTAGGAAATACGGCGTGTATAAGTTCGCTCTCTTCGTGCGGATTGTTTCTGGCATCGTTTTTTGCTTTAGCAGATAGTTTTTCATAAGTGAACTTTTGAACCATCTGGCGGGCAGTCATCATAAACTTTCTATATTCGGTATCAACTTCACCATATTTATTCTCGGCTATAAATACTTCTCTTGGATGGACGACTGTATGAACGCTCTTGCCCTCTTTAATATCTTCTTCTGTATATAAAGTTGCTGTGCCAATCGAACCAGCATCCCCAAACCATTCGCTTTGAACAGCATAATAATTACCTCTCCTGTAAGCTGAATACATCCCCAAGTCATAGTCCTGCAAAAATGTCCTCACGTTGTCATTGTCGTTGAGGTATGGATTGTCCATTTCGCTTCTAAACCAGTTCAGGGACTCCGATACTAAAAACCCTTGCATACCATCCCGCCAAACTCCAAGGGCGGAATTAGGCGTGCCATCATAAGCATCTTTACCACGCCGCTGGCCTTTAAGATTGTATTCCGAACCACTGCGGATATTCTCACGCCTCGGATTAACGAAACGGCTGATGTCCTCCCAGAGACCAATTTCATAATCTCTGCGGATGTCCTCCATCGTCTTCATCTGAAGAAGTATCTTCTGACCTAAAGGCATCGGGGCGTTTGCAAATTCAATTTTTGTTTCAGCCATCTATACCGTTCTCCCAAGAAGCGTTGCTTTACCCAAAACTGGCTCGCCCAATGTCCCAGTTGTTAAAATCGTTCCTCGTCTGCCCGTCCTTGCTCTTAATTTTCTTCGTAGGTCTTCGCCCTTTCTCTGCGCCTCAATGTCAATATCCTCCGGCGTTGGTATCGGAGCTGGAAGAGGAGAGGTTTTTACTTCTGGTGAGCCGCTACCAGTCATTAGTTGTCTCCTTTTTCAAGTTTTCTAATCATAAGCCAAACCTCAAAACATCGTAAGCATCTTCTTCCTGTCGCTGGCCGACCAATGCCGGCTGACGGCGAGCAGTTTTCATTGCCGCCCACAAACCCATAAATAAAGCATCCGACCTGTCCGTCGAGCGCTTAATAATTTTTTCGATATCCTTCTTTCTTAAGACAGTAATCTGGCCTTTGGAATTAGGTTCGTAAGTAAATGCAGCCAACTCCTCTATCAACTTCGGGTCGTTCGGAATAGAAACATAACCGTCCTTAATCAATTGAGAGCCGAACATTATTATTTCATCTCTGACTCTGTGAAAATGCTCGTTGTCTATGGCCTTATTGCCGTAGTTCACAGGCAATATACTTGCACTTATCACCCCTTCACGTTTCAACTCCCGCAACCTTGAACGCGGGCCGGCACCCATCCCTATATCGTCTATTACTATAACGTCAGGATGATACTCCCCGCATTTCATTACTATATGCCCTACGCTCTCCATCAACTCCTTCTTCGATAAAATAAGCTCATCTATAACCTTTAAGCCCTTCAAAATGTAAATCACGAACTTGTCGTTGCCGTGCTCGGCGGGGTCGGCGCTCAAAACCGTAATATCGCTACCATATTCCCGAATATCGAGCTCGACCGCCTCAAGAATCTTGGTATATGGAATACAGGCATTGTCAATATCAGCGTCCTCCCAGCTATTCATTACAAATCGGCGATAATGTGAAGGAGAGGTCTCTTTCTTTATCTCGCACGCCGCAATAAAATCGGCGGATAAATGAACGGCATTATCGTAAGTGGTCGCCTCGAAAAGCTCTGCATACTTGCCGAAACTATAAATCTTATTGGTCTTAACGCTCTTTGCTTCAAAGTCCCTGCCTACGAGACATTCCTTACTCCCAACGTTCTTAAACTTGCGCCAGTTCCAGTTATGACCCTTGGTATTTGCTATTATAAAACCTTGGCGCAATGCTTGATGAAGTTCGCAAATGATTGCACTCTCCGCAATTAACCTCTCCTCGTAATCTAAATCCCGAAAATTGTCCACCACCCGATTCAAAAAACCCATCTCTACCAGCTTTTGCTGAACCTCCTTGCGGGGGGTCAAAACCCTTCTTAATCTACCGCCTAATGTCTCGAATACCTCCTCATTATCCAACTCCTCCGCCTGTTCAATAAGATACCAACCTAAATTGATGTTCTGAATAACACCTGCCAATTCGTCAACGTGATGGAAAATAATCTCGCTCGAAGGATAATCCTTGCCATTGCTTATTATGCACGTTTTACTCTGCACCTTTACCTTGTATCCAGTATAATCCTGAAAGTCACTCATCGTAGAATCACGCAAATCCGTCATATTTTTGCGCAATACCAACCCCTTATTGCCCGGATACAGACCAGATAATATGCAGCCCTTTAAAATGCCGAACATCGTCTTGCCCGTGCCCCAGCCAGCCGTCATATTTGGATGACGAGCCGTGCTGTCAATAAAACCCCGCTGGGCTGGAATTAAATCAGGAATGTTCCATTCCATATTATTTACGGGACTCCAACGTTAATTCTCCTTAAACTCTTGCTCCGTCTCCTGTTCGCTGTTCTGCGGTTATCTCGCCAAAAATATAACTTTATCCTCGTTTTCAGGGGTATAAAAACAATCTCGTGAACCAAGGTCGATTGGCTGTGCCATAAGTGCCATTGTAATGTTCACGGTGCAGCACAAGTCCTATATTCACTTATATACCACCCTTCGTTCGCAAAACCTGCCTGTTTGGGAGGAAAACAGCATTTTATATCCCTAAAGGACAATAGACCTTATAAGTTTATCTAAATCTCCCCTTTTCTGTATCTTAATAAAGTCAAAAAGTTGGCTGCGTAAACGGGGTAGAGTATCTTTTTACTCTTCATCGCCAAACCCCCTCCCCCCGTCCTTGTTTTTGGCCATTTGCTTAATCACTTTTTGTTCTCCGTTCCTTGAGTTCAGGTATAGCACCCGTTATCCGTGTTCCATTAAGCGCCATCAGGCCATCCTATGTTCTGCCAGACGCCTTGCTTGCTATGCTGCACAAGGCAAGCACACATCCAACACATCCCATTCCAGCTTGCAGCCACACACATTGCAGGTGTTCAGGCCGGTCTGTTCGGGATAGCTGGCATCGCCTGGCTTGGCTGAACCCTGCCTACTCCTCAACCTGCTGGCAAGGACTTCAGGGGGCTTGACTGAATAAGAATCCGGACTATGCGTGAAGCCACGAGTATTCTGTGTGCTACCACGAACACTGCGTGAGGATTGTCCAGAGTTGTCCCGATATGATGTCCCGTTACGCTTTGTAGGCGTGCTCGGTAATACCTGTTCGGTTATGCTATTCGGTATTGTTTGTTCGGTATTGGAGACCGACACCGACTGACTGTTTCGTATAGTTAAGCCATCTGTTTCGGGTATCACGATATTATTAACCCTCTGTGTGATACCTTTTGCCTTTGCCCGATACCGCCTATTGGCCTCTTTTATGGCCTTCCTTTGCTTGTCCTTGTCCTTATATGCCATATTATCCCGCCTCCTTGGCCAATTTCGGGTATTCAGCCGGACTCTCACCCACGTTTATCGTCAAACCCTTGCCTTTCTGCTCCACAACCTCAACAAAATCGGCCTCCGATTTGCCTAAAAGCTCGCTTGCACGCAATCTATCGCTCATATTAACCCTGTCATTGCCATAAACTTCTGTCCAAAATTGCTGGCGTTGTTCACGAGTAGCTATGCTTTTGGCCTTAATTTCCGCCAATTTTACCTCAATAGCTTGTTTTAGAACAACATTCGCCAACACAAGTCCTGGCAGCCTGTGCTTTGCATAATTTTCTGTAAAACCCGCTTCTACGCCTGCTTTCCATACTACGAACTTATGTTCTGGAAGTAAGTCAACAAAGAGTTGTTGTCTTGTAGATAATGGTTTACGTTTTATCTCTATTTTAGACATAAATAATAGGTATTCTACAGAAGCAATAATTGAACTTTCGTCCATTCCGCTTTTGGTTTGGGTATTAAGTTGTAAATCAATGTTGCCAAGTCGCCATAAATAGGAGTATTTTCTGCTGGAGGGCACGACTTTCTACTTAACTTAAACTTCTCCGTCCACACACTCAAACAGCCCTTTTTATTCAGCAACCAATAAGTTTTTTCAACTTTTATCGCCATCTCTGCTCTATCAAACACGCTCAATCTCCTCATCCAGATGCAAAATACCGACTTTATCTCTCTTTATATTCTTTGTTTTCTTTTTAGGGATTTTAGTGGTTTTTCGCATCTTGGATTAGCTTTTTGCCCTCGGAGTATATGCCAGCGCCTTGTAGTTCAAGCGCAACTTGCTTTTTAATCGGTTCTACCCCACCTCGCTTTTCAACCGACTTCACAATGGCCTTCACCACTTTCTTTTCAACTCCTAACGCCTTTGTAATCGTTTTCTTCCGCCAGCCCTGAACAAACAGTCCAATGCCCTCAATAACACCAAGGACGGCTAAGATATAGGCCGAATACGGTATACCTGGGATTGTCTTAACCAATACTTTAGTAATCCCAGCCGCATCTGTGGCGGCGCCTGCCGTTTGCTGTAATTGACTGTTAGCGTCAGTGAGCTGCTGCTCGATATCCGTCGCCACCGCTTGAATATCCTGTCCGACCTGCGAAATTGCCTCCGGCTCACAACCGGCGATAAACAAGCCCAATATAACCACACCAAGAATAATGCCCGACATTTCATAAATTAGCTTTTTCATTGCTTTTCTCCTTTTTATTCCTCTGTTTCCTTCTTTCCGTTGTTCCCTGCAGAGAAACTGATTTAGTCTTTATCTGTTTCGGCACTTATAGTGATATGCTCACACATAATGCCTTCCTCGCAACATTTGACGCAATTTTTGCATCTCGGACAAATATTTAATCTATTATCACTAAACATCTTTATTTTGTTTTTTTCTGCTCTTATCCTCATTTTAGTCCTCAAACGCCTTCCTGACCGCATTCATCTCGTTCCCCTCCCACAGCACAAGCATTTCCTGCGCAACATTAACAGCATCAAACTGTTCCGCTTCCTGCGGGGCAAGGGTTAAAAGTAAGCGGCGAATATCCTTAATTAACAAATGAATATCCCGAACATCAGCGGTGATTTGCTCAATGTTATCCTTTGCGCAGTCCTTTTTCGTGTCCATCTATTTACAACATCGGCACAATACTTTATAACTTTAGTTTTTTCAACATCTTTTTTCAAAAATCTTTTCCCACAAGTCCTTGTATTTGCAGCGGTTATAAACAACCCTGAAAAATCTTCGTATTTATTCCATTTTTCCTTTGACTTACTTGGCTGAAAAGATGATAATGTAAGTATGAAGCTGGCGAGAGCAAAATCCAACATTTACGCAAGCCCGAACTGGTCTATCTACGCTTTCGCCGGCTGCCGACCGGCAAGGGCTTGCTTTTTTCAAGGAGATGATGTTATGAAAATCACAAAAACCCTAAACGAACCTAATGCAGAACCTGTTGAAATAATGAAAGAGACCGCAATCGAATACTTGGAATATCGAGGTTTTTACAAAGAAGGCACTGTCGAAGAGGTTTTACAAGCTGGTGTTTCGCTCAACTTGCGAACCCCTTGGGCGTTTTACCATTTTGAATCATAACAACCTCCTGGCCTTGCCCTTGCGAGGGCTGGGCTTGGATGCTGTTAAAGATAAAATAAATGAAAACAATACCACTTACACAAAACAAATGCGCTCTTATTGATGATGAGGATTTCAAAAAGGTAAATGCTCATAAATGGTATGCCCTCAAAAGCGGCCATTATTGGTATGCTTGCTCATACGACAGCAAAAACAAAAAGACAATTTATATGCATCGTTTAATCCTAAATACTCCAACTGGAACTGATACCGACCATATAAACCATAATGGCCTTGATAATCGTAAGAAAAACTTGCGCACTTGCACAAAAGCCCAAAATCAACATAACACAATGCTATGTAAACGTAGAAAAAAGAGCAAATACAAAGGGCTTTACTGGAACAAAAAAGGAGGGAAATGGGTGGCCAGAATTAACCGGACATATATTGGCTCATATTCAGATGAAAAAGAGGCCGCCCTTGCTTACGATAAAGCAGCAAAAGAGCTTTATGGTGAATTTGCTTGCACTAATTTCTAATTGCCCCGTCCCAGCTTACCGCCGTGCAACTCGGCGGGCGGGGCTTATGAAAACTAAAAGAAAGGATGTGAATTATGGGAAATTTCAGTAAACCAACAAATGTAAATAACGCAGAAATGGCTTTTGGAGTAAAAGCAATGGATTTAATGCCTGCTTATCCAGACATCCCCAACGAATTCAAGAGCCAAGACAATCCATTCGTAAAATGGCAGCAGAAATGGTTTTTTAGTGGACTTGAACGAAAAGATATACCCAAATCCAAAAAAGGCATTGACCAAAACCAAGCGATTAGACACTTGGCGGCCATACAACGTTCATTTGAGCCACAACACGAACACAAAGAAGCTGGCGTTGCTTATTTGGCCTCGTTATGGTTTGAAACTCCAAATAGCTAACCGCTTATGAGATACTTACTTTTGACAATATGGTTTATCGTGTCTGTGTGGAATTTGAAAGTGTTTTATCAATGGAAGGAATAGGAAAATGTATAAAGTAACTTTGTGGGATACTTTTGATAATGAAACAATAACTATTAAAGAAGATTTCAAAACTGTTGAACAAGCAGAAGAGTATATTTTCAAGCATTTTAATATAACAGTTAAGGGTGCGGATAAGATAGAAATCCGCAACCAAACAACCAATATGATAGCTGGTAGCCACTCGACTTCGGGACGAAAGATATAAAACTATGCCCGGCCTTGAGTTTAGCCAGCACAGCCAATCCTCGTGAGCCGGATTAAAACAAAAGGGGCCGAAAACAGGGTTTTACAGGAAAAGAGTAAATTATGACAATTCGCAGAATAGCATATTTTATTGACGATTGTGGCATAATGCGCAGGACCACACTCAAAAATTACCAAGAAAGCAAAGCCGATTTTGCCTACAAAACCCTGACATCCATCAAGGATACCACTGATATTGTCGAAACGGTTTTTAATAGATTTGGGGCACGAATAGGTTTTATGCGAAAAATCTTCTGTGGTCCGACATTAGCTAAACCTGAATTATCTCATTCAAGGGAAGAATTTGCGCCTCGGCCTTCTTGAGTTTCTTCTGTAATTGCCCCGCCCGATATAAACTCTTTCCTGACATCTTCAAGGCGACTATCAATTTCCTCGCTTCGGCAAAAGTCAACTTCACGCCAACGACCGGATTCTCTCTGTCTTTTCGCTTCAATAATTGCCAAAGCTCGTGGTTTTTCTTTTTGAATATGACTATGGTCTGCTGTTTGCCTCGCTGAAAGCCGATTTTCTCACCATCGAGATAGCCAGACTCATACCATGCCTTGTCTGTCTCTGTTATTTTGCGGTTTTTAGCCATCCTTGACTTTCACAAAATCATCATTCAGGTGGATTTTTGTGCTTGTTGTTCAGGGCTTTTGCTTTCCAAACATTTTTCGGGTTTGCCTATCCACGCTTTATACGGACACCATCTAAATTCATCACAATCCAAACATTTACTGGGATTATTCCGTAATGCTTTCCGGAAATCACCCATCTCATTCACCGCCTTTCTTCAGGGCTTGGTTAATTTCTCAATTGCTTTCCAAACATTTTGTTCGCCCGTTAATTCTTTCAACTTATCTACTATCTGCTGCAAAACACCAGCGGCACCATTTCTTTTTTTCGCCTCTTCTTTCAGCCGCTCGTTCTCTCCTGTAAGTTTTGCATTTTCTTTTGCAAAAGGGTTAAGTCGAACTATCTCATCAGCTTGTCTATTGTTTTGGAATCGAAGTTTCTCGAATTGTTGTTC